CAATTTTATGCTGCAGGTGATAACTATTCGTTAGATTGGTCAAGATCAAACCTACCAAGCGAAAGAGCAAACGTTACACGGTCATTAACTGTTAAAATACACGAGAACGATTTTATAAAGTTAATTAACAACGCTGAAAAGTGTGAAGACTGGAATAAAAAATACTATGAAGATATGTATGTTAGAGATTCTAATCCAACTGTAAAAGCAGCATACGAAAAATATCAAATGTTTTTAGAAATAGCAAGATCGGAAGTACACAATGACAGACTTAACTAAAGAAGAACTACAAGAAAAGATTTTACAAGTAAAACGTGATATTTCTAAACATAGCGATTCAAGTAATCCACGTATATTATTAGGCCTTCAAGAATATGTAAATTATTTAGAAGACGAATTAAAAACATTGACAAATAAACAGTAGTGTTGTATAATACACACTTACAACTAGGAAATTATATATGAGCTTTAATAAAACAAAAACCGATTCAGAATTAGGTTTAGAAATACACAATCATTTAGTAAGTTTAGGAGTAGAAACTCCGGTAACTGAAAAAATATTAACATCATCAGAAAAGATTAATATCATTCAGGACAAGTTTTATGATATTATGGTAACTTTAGGTTTAGACTTAACAGATGACAGTTTAGCAGACACTCCTAAACGTGTTGCAAAAATGTTTGTCAACGAAATATTTTGGGGTCTTGATTATGATGCGTTTCCCAAATGTACTACTATTCAAAATAAGATGGGATACAATGAAATGTTAATTGAACGCAACATTAACGTACAAAGTAACTGCGAACATCACTTTGTAGTAATTGACGGGTTTGCAACAGTAGGTTACATTCCAAAAGATGTTGTACTTGGATTAAGCAAAATTAATCGCGTAGTTGAATACTTTGCAAAACGTCCACAAGTACAAGAAAGATTAACAGAACAAGTATTCCATGCACTGGAATACATTTTAGATACTGATAATATTGCAGTAGTAATTGATGCAAAACACTATTGTGTTGCTGCAAGAGGTGTAGAAGATACAGGTAGCACTACTATTACTAGTAAGTTAGGTGGTGCATTTAAAAACGATCCAACTACTCGTGCAGAATTTATGAGTATTGTAAACAAATAAGGAGAGTTATGAAAGACTTAAAACCACAAATTCCAGCAGTAGGCATTATGAAAACAAGTGACTGGGGTAACAGTAAAATGTATAAAATTCAATGCACATGCGGCAACGACGATGACAATATTGAGTTTATGATTGAGGCAGATGATCTTAATATGATTACTGTAACTACATTTACAACACAAAAAACTGCGTACTGGGATAGACCATTTGATGTTTCGAACACATACAAAATTAAAAATTCGTTTTTAAGCAGTATTGCATACGAAACATTGAGCTTTCTTAACGGGTTTCAGCATCGTATTAAAATGACATGGAATTTGTGGTTTAATGGTTATCTTAAATATCAGCAATCAACTATAATGACTGAACAACAGACATTAAACTATGCAGAAACATTGAAGGCTGCAGTTAATGATTGCAAAGATTTTCGTAAACAAGATAGGGCAACTAATCTTAAATGAGGTAGTTTTAAACCCTTAACATATAAATAAGTGTAGAGGAACTATTATGAACTACTTAATGATTAAAAAATGTATGAATACCGGACTTAAATATCTGTGTAAAACAAGCGGTAACAAAAATCCTTATTTATATACCGGATCCGGAGTTAGATGGTTGCACCATATTAAGAAACACAAATCACATATTATAACTTGTATAATAGGTGAATATAATACTAAAGAAGAATTGCAAGAAGCAGGTCTGCATTATTCTAAATTATATAATGTAGTAAAAGATTACACCTGGGCAAATTTAACAGAAGAAAAAGGCGACGGTGGATTAATAGGTAACGGACAATTAGGTAAAACTTGGAAAATTAAAGATACATCTAATATGAATAAACCAAAAACTAAAACAGATGCTTGGTATGAAGGTAAAAAAAAGACTGCTGGTAAAAACAACTATCAATTTAAAGGTCAAATAAAGACCCCATGGGGTCTTTTTGATACAGGTTTAGATGCTATTACAGAAGGCAAACGATTAAGAGAATTAGGAAATACAGAAGTAATTACAGATGGCAATACTTTAAGAAAGTATTTACATTCGTTAGATACTGTGTTAAACTTACAAGGCAGGCGAACTCCAAAAACTTGGAGAGGTAAAACGCCAAGAGAAATAGGTTTTGAAATAATAAAGGATACAGATGTCAAAAATTAAGATATCAGAAATATTTTACTCTCTACAAGGAGAGGGTAGATTTATGGGAGTGCCAAGTGTGTTCCTTAGAACGTTTGGGTGCAATTTTTCTTGTAGAGGGTTTGGAATGCCAGCAGGTGAACTAAGTGTACAAGCAGATGCGATTGCTAATAATGGTATACAATATCATTCATATGATGAACTACCATTAGTAACTACTGGCTGTGACAGTTATGCAAGTTGGCATCCAAAGTTTAAACATCTAAGTCCAGCGATGTCAATAGACGAAGTTGCAGCTAAAATGATTGAGCTGTTACCTAACGGTGAATGGGGTGGAGTACACTTAGTAATTACAGGCGGCGAACCATTATTACCAGGTTGGCAACAAATATATCCAGAATTACTAAGACATCCATTATTAGCAGACTTAAAAAACATTACATTCGAAACTAATGGTACACAAGAACTGTTACAAGATTTTGAAAACTACTTATACATGGAAAGACGGTATCAAACTACGTTTTCAGTTAGTCCTAAACTAAGTGTAAGTGGCGAGCCTAGAGAAAAGGCAATACGTCCTGAAATAGTAACCGAGTATCAGTTTTCAGGGCATAGTTCATTTTTAAAATTTGTAGTAGCATCTGAAGAAGACGTAGAAGAAGCGCGTGAAGTAATGCAGCTATATAAAGACAACGGATTTAGAGGTGATATTTACTTAATGCCAGTAGGCGGTGTAACTGATGTATACAACCTTAATAATCGACGAGTAGCAGAACTTGCATTAACGCACGGATTGAGATACAGTGATAGACTTCACCTCCCTCTCTTCGGTAACAACTGGGGAACATAATGTTTGGAAATTTTATAAAAAAAGTGTTTAGTGGTGAAAATCCAGAACTAAAACATCAACAAGAAGTACAAGAAGCAATTAAAGCTAAACAAAAAGCTAAACCTAAAGCAAAAGTTAAGCCAAAAGCTAAAGTAATTGAAAAAGAACCGCTAACTGACAAAGAAAAAGCTACCTTAAAACATGAACCATGGGTTGATGTAATTGGGTTTAAAGTTAATCCAAGTAACATTAGAAATGGTTTTTTTGAAATTGATTGGAATGATCACTGGATTGAAAAATTAAAACAAGAAGGGTATGGCTTTGACGGCGATCCTGAAGAAGAAATAGTAGGTCGTTGGTACAGAGATATTTGCACCAACGCTGCAGCAGCCGAAGGCATTGATATATCAGATCAGGACTTTGGATTCCTTAACGTTAACCGATCAGGCAACTAATGACATTTATTTTAGTAGATACTTCAAACTTATTTTATCGTGCAAGACATTCAGTGCAAGGTAGTGCCGATTTAAAACTTGGAATGGCATTGCACATTACATTTAATAGTGTTAAAAAAGCATGGCAAGACTTTGGAGGAGAACACGTAGTATTCTGTTTAGAAGGACGCAGCTGGCGTAAAGACTTTTACGAACCATATAAGAAAAATCGTGCAGTAACACGCGCTGCTATGACAGTAAGAGAACAAGAAGAAGATAAACTTTTTTGGGAGGCATACGGTGATTTTACAACATTCCTAAATGAAAAAACTAATTGCACAGTATTACAACATTCAAAGTTAGAGGCAGATGATTTAATTGCTGGATTTATTCAGATGCATCCGGAATCTAAACATGTTATTGTTAGTACAGATACTGACTTTCATCAATTGATTAGTGAAACTGTTAGTCAATATAACGGTGTAGCAGATCAACACGTTACTCACACCGGATATTATGATGCTAAAGGAAAACCTGTAATTGATAAGAAAACAGGCGAACACAAAGTACCATTTGATCCGGAATGGGTATTATTTGAAAAATGTATCCGCGGTGATACTAGCGATAATGTGTTTTCAGCATATCCTGGTGCTAGAACCAAAGGCACTTCAAAGAAAGTCGGGTTAACTGAAGCGTTTGAAGATCGCAACACAAAAGGTTATTCGTGGAATAACTTTTTATTACAAAAATGGACTGATCATAATGGTCAAGAACATCGGGTATTAGACGATTATGAACGAAATCGCGTGCTAGTTGACTTAACTAAACAACCAGCAGAAATTCGGTCGTTTATTAACGAAACAATTAGTACTAATTCTAAACCTAAATGTATTACACAAGTTGGTTCACGCATGATTAAATTTTGTCAATCATATGATATGAAACGGATGATTGACAATATCCAACCATTTGCAGAACCGTTTCAAGCAAACTACCCAATAAAATAATTATGAAAAAGATTACAATACTAAAAGAAGAACTAATTGAAATATTAGCAGTACTAGACAAGTTTCCAGATGTAGAAAAGATTGATGTAGGGTATGATAACAATAGCGGTATTGGTTACATATTAAATATTTCATTCCCATACGTAGTAAACGGTGTTGCTACTACTCAAACTGTTGAAATTACAGGTGTAGATCAATGGTAGAAATTGAATTACACGCTAAACCTATTATTGATGGCAAATTTTGGATTGTTGAACAAGACGGTTTAAAAGTTGCTACACTGCATAAAAAAGAAAACAAATATGTGTTAAGTAATATAGACGGTGAGATACTGTTTAATAAAAAAGAAGAAATAACTAATCAATTTGGATCTGATTTCTTCTTAACTAAACATAATATAAAAGTGTCTGCGGTTGAAACAAATGAGTGTTATGGATATCCGACTAGTTGTAAACCGTATAACGCTATATACGACGTTAGACGCAAGTTACCACTGTTTACTAAAAGTGATCAAAGTAAAAGTCTGTACTGCGCCGGATATTATACTATTAAATTTGAAAAAGGATGGGTTAAAAGCTTCTGTCCTAAAGTAATTACTATAGAACGCAATGATCACAAAGGTCCGTTTAAAACGGAATTAGAAATGAAAATGGTACTAACTAATGCAAAATCAGATTAATTTAACACCAATAACACAATTTGCTCAGTTGTTACGTGCAACTGAGCTTTCTCAACAAAAAGAAGTTAAAATTCCAGTTCAACAAGCTAGATTACTTAACTTAGCACTAACTGAGATTTTAGATCAGCTTAATCAAGATAACATTGCGCTACTTATTGAATTACGTAATCCATCTTCTCCTGAAATAGTAAACATAACTATGGATGGTGGCGGATTTAGCGAAGGCAACTAACGATAAATACACGTAGTTAATAGGAGGACCTCATGTCTCGACCCAAACCACGTGTATTATTAGAAAATCTTGACCCGAACACACTTCAATTAGATCAAATATTAGAAGCAGATGCTATTTGGGCGGTTGTTTATAAAGACGAACCATTTAATTTAAAGACAACTTCAAAACAACTCGGTTCTAAATATAAAAAATCGTCTTTTTCAAATCCAGGTCATGCACACAACTTAGCAGAAAAGCTAAACACTACATTTAAATGCAGCGACTTCGCTGTTGTAAAGCTAACTAAAGGGGTTACAGTGCGATGATTCTACGCGACACACTAACACGCATATTTTTAGACCAATGGGGAAAGTGTTCTGACGACACTAACGTAAAACTATACTCTCGCAAATGGTGGCAATCCTCGCGTGTAGGAAAACAAACTGCTTACAGGTTAAGTGAAGATGGGTTTGAGTTTTTAACTAACACATTAGAACTCAAATCATACGAAATCCCATTTACAGATACAATTGAGATAAGTCCGCAGACTATTGTGTTCTTAGAACGGTATTTAGATTGTCCTTATTACTTAACATATAAAAGTATAACAGTGTTCTCAGAACGCAAATGCGTTGAACTATATTTCTTTTCAGATGACATACGACGATTTGGATTAGCGAAAGCAATGAAAGAACGAACTTCTTAATTAAAAATAAGTCTTGACGTTTGCTAAAAATACTGTATAATATGCTACATAGTTTGTTAGCAACACAACATATTAACACTGCTACAAGTTATTTAATTTACTTTTTCTTTTTTACTAACCTATGAGGTAATAATTTATGAGCAACAACATCGCATCACGTACAGTCGGGCCAAAAGGCGCTAAAAAATCTTTACGCAAAGCATTTAGCAGCAAACGTCCATTGTTTATTTGGGGACCTCCAGGAATTGGTAAATCAGATATTATTAAACAACTTGGTACCGAGTTAAATGCTCATGTTACTGACGTGCGTTTAAGTTTATGGGAACCAACAGACATCAAAGGTATTCCATACTTTGACTCAGTAGATCAAACAATGGTATGGGCTCCACCATCAGAGTTACCAAGCAAATCATTTGCTGAAAAACACAAAATGATTATTTTGTTCTTAGATGAGATGAATTCTGCTGCACCGAGTGTACAGGCTGCTGCTTATCAGCTTATTTTAAACCGTCGCGTAGGTCAGTACGAATTACCAGACAACGTTGTTATTGTTGCTGCTGGTAACAGAGAAACAGACAAAGGTGTTACTTATCGTATGCCAGCTCCATTAGCTAACAGATTTATCCACTTAGAAATGGCTGTTGAATGGGATGACTACTTTGAATGGGCCACAGACAACAATGTACATCCAGATGTTGTTGGTTATTTAACTGCTTGCAAAAGTGATTTATACACTTTTGATTCAAAATCAGCAGATAGAGCGTTTGCTACACCACGTTCATGGAGCTTTGTTAGCGAGTTGTTAACAGACGGCGATACTGACTCAGACACACTAGCTGACTTAGTTGCTGGTTCAATTGGTGAAGGGCTTGCTATTAAATTTATGGCACACAGACAGTTTTCAAGTAAACTTCCTGATCCACGCGCTGTACTTGAGGGTAAAATTACACATTGTGAAACTAAAGAGATTTCAGCAATGTATTCACTAACTGTTAGTATGTGCTATGAGTTGAAAGAACTTTTCAATAAAAAGGCTGCTAACAAAAACACAGCAATGAACAATTACTTTTTGTTTATGATGAACAACTTTGAAACTGAAATTGCAATTATGGGTACTAAACTTGCGTTATGCTCATACAAATTGCAAATTGATCCAGACGACATTGCGTGCTTTGATGATTTCCACAGCAAGTACGGCAAATACATTACTGCTGCAAGCGGTCAGTAATACCAAAACAGTTGACACCGCCGCAAGGCGGTGTTATACTTTGTACTTTATAATTATGCAGGAGTAATTCATGGCTTTAGATTCAATTGTTGATAAAATTATCGTAGCTCGCGTAGGCTTACTATTACGCCATCCTTTCTTTGGTACTATGGCAACACGTTTAAAAATTGTAGACGGATCCGACTGGTGTCCAACTGCAGCAACTGACGGTCGTCATATCTTTTATAATCGTGAGTTCTTTGAACCGTTAACTGTAAAACAAATTGAATTTGTTATTGGTCATGAAATCCTACACAACGTTTTTGATCACATGTCACGTCGTGATGGTCGCAATCCTAAAATCTTTAATATTGCATGTGACTATAATGTAAATGGTCAGTTAATTCGTGATAAGATTGGCGAAGTTCCGCCTGTTATTAAAATCTTCCACGACACTAACTATTACGGTATGGGTTCTGAAGAGATATATGATAAGTTACTAGAAGATCACGATGAAGATTCACTTTCTAAAATTGGTGAGATGCTTGACGAACATATTGACTGGGAAAGTTCAGGGTCAAACGGTCGTCCATCATACAGTAAAGAAGAATTGAAAAAGATTCGTGATGAAATTCGTGAAGCTACAATGACTGCAGCACAAGCAGCAGGTGCAGGTAATACTCCAGCTAGTATTGCACGTTTAATTAAAGATCTTACTGAGTCTAAAATGAACTGGCGTGAGATTTTACGTCAGCAAATACAAAGTACTCTTAAAAATGACTTTTCGTTTATGCGTCCTAACAGAAAAGGTTGGCACATGAATGCAATTTTGCCAGGTACTAACTATGACGAAACAATTGATATCTGTGTTGCAATTGATATGTCAGGGTCAATTGGCGATGATCAAGCTAGAGATTTCTTAAGTGAGATTAAAGGCATCATGCAAGAGTATCAGGACTTTAGCATTAAGTTATGGTGCTTTGATACACAAGTTTATAACGAGGCATCATTTACTGGTTATACTATAAGCGAGTTTGATGAGTATCAACCAAAAGGTGGCGGTGGTACTGACTTTGATGCTAACTGGGAATATATGAAAGAAAATGACATTAATCCTAAAAAGTTCCTATGTTTTACTGATGGGTATCCTTTTGGAAGCTGGGGCGATGAGTCGTATTGCGATACTGTGTTTATTATACACGGTAATGATACAATCGTAGCCCCATTTGGTGAAACTTGCTATTACGAGTTTTCAAAAGAAAAGGCATAAATGGCACTAAAAAATGGAAAACCTAATCCATTAGATTATTTTAAAATGCGGAGAGTAGATTTTGCTTGTCCGCATTTTGAATACTTTACTATTAATAAATCAAGAACGGATTTACTCGAATTTATTAATGAATGGATTACTAAAAACTTAAATAGCAGATACTACATTGGAAAAGGAATTTCATTAGATAGTAATAACGCTATTGTTTACAACATTACAATTGGGTTTGAATCAGAAAAAGAACTTAGCTTTTTCACAATTGCATGCCCATATTTACATTCAAGATAATTAATTATATTACACTAACAGAGGAAAATAACATGACCGAAACTACACAAGAAGCAGTACAAGAAACCGCAGCAGAAGCAACTCAAGAACAAGCAGGTGCTGATCTTACTATTAACGATTTAAATGCGTTAAAAACTATTATTGACATTGCAAGTTCACGTGGTGCATTTAAACCAAATGAAATGGTTGCTGTAGGACAAACATATACAAAATTGGATACATTTTTAACAGCAGTTACTGATCAAGCTAAAGCAGCGCAAGGTGCTCAATAATGGCAGAACTTAAACATGTTGGAAGAGTTAAAGCTTCTGGCAAAAAATGTATAGTAGCATATCGCACCCTACCAGGCGATGCGTACAATTGCTTAATTGTACCTACTGAAAATTTGCCAGACAGCTATCACGATGCACTTATTAACTTAGTTGAAAGTTCAAGTGGTCAGGCTTCGTATGAATTTGCAGAAGCAATGGCACGCACTAACTTTCCAGATGGCAGTATCATGCTTGCTGCGTTGCACACTCAAGATAGATTAGTTAAAGTTTCAACTGATCAAATTGAAATGTTACCAACTAATTCGTACACAATTTTGTTGTCTGAACTAAATCAAGTTATTGCAGAACAACGTGGCACTACAGTTGATGAGCTATCTCTTAAATCTACAGTTAAAATAGAACAACCTACTAAACCTGTAGTTAAAGAAACTCCGGCTGAGGCAAAAGCGGCACTTGTTGAACTATTGACTCCCGAGCAAAAAGCTAAACACTATCGTTCAGAAGCAGATCGTCTTTCAAAAGAAGCTGCATCTTTACGTAGACAGGCTGAAGAATTAGTACCAACTGCTAAAAAAGTTAAAACTGAAACTGTAGCAGAAGAAGTAGTAACTACCACTACAGCAAAAAAGGAAAAAGTTGTTAAAACAGACGAAACCGCTTCCTAAAGAAGTAGTTGCACACTGGCCAGAAGTATTTGAAGAGGTAACACTTAATGTGTTACCTCTTCTTTATTTGCATTCAGTAGTTATTAATTTTAAAGATAATAAGTCTTGGGAAATAAAATTAACAACTAAAATAAAAAAAGATGGATGGAATAGCTTTCAACAGAGTTTATCAGAATTGTTAAATTCGTATGAAGAACAGATAGACGATGTAGATTTTAAACTGGATGCAGCAAAAGTAAAAAAAGATGTAGAAAAACTAACCAATAAATTTTTAAAGAAACAAAAATTATGAACATTAAATTAGTATCATATTCTCAACCAACTGAAGAATTTGCTGAATTAGGAATTACTGATGCACAAGAACTTATTGCGTTTTGCGCTCGGGTAAGTAATCCGTCAAATCAGTTTAATACAGAAACTTCAGAAAAACTTATCAACTACTTAATTAAACATAAACATTGGTCACCGCTTGAAATGGTTAATGTGTGTTTAGAAATTAATACCACCCGCGATATTGCACGTCAATTACTACGTCACGCTTCATTTAGATTCCAAGAGTTTAGTCAACGCTATGCAGATCCAACAAACGATCTGTCTTTTGAAATACGCGATGCTAGATTTCAAGATCCTAAAAATCGTCAAAATTCAATTACAATTAATACTGCAGAAGAAGAGGCAATTAATGATGAATGGCATCTAAGACAAGAAGCTCATATTAATTCAGCAAAAGCACAATATGAATGGGCAATTAGCAAAGGTATTGCTAAAGAACAAGCTCGTGTCGTTCTTCCAGAAGGCAATACTAAAAGTCGTGTGTATGTTAACGGGACGTTGCGCTCATGGATTCACTACATACAAGTGCGCAGTAACGTGGATACACAGCTTGAACACAAACAAGTTGCTGTAGCATGTGCGCAAGCAATTAGCGCAGTATTTCCAATGGTAAATGACTTTGTTTATAAGGAAGAACCAGTTTTAGAACCTATTAAAGAAGAAATTGTTGAACCTAAAAAACTTAAATGGCATCAACACTTTTTTAATTTTTACAAACACTAATCACAACAAAGCCGGCAATTGCCGGCTTTATCATTTGTACTACTTTTTACTAACTGCTATACTGAATGTTTCCATGGATTACGTGTATTCCACACAACTGCACCTGCACTGTTTTTAATATCAGCACCACCATAGCCATAATAGCCAGCATTAAATACAATTTTAACAATTATATTAAGTGTTGTTGGAATTGGGATGGCGCTATTCCAATTGCCGCTAGTTGGAATGTGTGTCCATGACACTCCGTTATTATCAGTCAAAACAATACTACCAGCTTGATGATCAACAATAACTGCGCGTAATACCATACCAGTTGTTACTAATATGTTCAAATCTTCCCAGTACAATGCCGGAATCCACGGCTGTGTTGACCAGTCTGCCTTTGGATATACCCAATACGATGTATAACCATCAGTCGCTCTATCTGATATATACGAACCTAAATTATACGCCGCTGGCGGTATCGACGGTACTGCTGGTGTTGTTGGATATGTTGCTTTTCCAGTTGGTATTACTGCTGTATTAGTTGGTACAGATGGCCCCCACGAAATTCGTACTTTAGCAGGTTGTCCCGCCGTTCCAGAACCAAGTGTTGGTTTTATATAAGAACCGGGTGATCTAGTTGTCCAAAGATAATTGGCATCTGAAGCTATCTCATCAACCCTACGACGTAACGTTACAGCTATACCAACAGTCTTACACACATTTGCTGTATTTTTAAACCATTTATAGGAAAGTGTAATTCTATTATTCCATTCAGCTGCTAGCGTAATGTTATAAGTTGTTACTTTCTTTGTTCCATCCCACGGTGTTGTAGTATCACCTACTGATACAAAACCGTAACCGTCTGTCCATATGTCTAAAATATAGTCTCCTTGCGGTATAGGCTGTCCTGCCGTTACCGCAGGACCATTCTGAACTTGCGGTTTTGTTTTGCTACTTACTACATTAGGCCATGATACAAAGAATGCGTCAGTACGTGTCGTAGCATCTGGCGGAGCAATTGCATGATCTGTAAAGAATCTTGGTATACCATAAGTCTTACCTTTAATTATAATAGTCGTAGTATCGCTTGATCCTTCCTGCGGTGTTGCTGCAATTAACTGCACACCGGCGCCGCCTAATCCGCCGCCGTTTGGAATATATACAAAACAACTTTCTGGCGGAACATACGAGTTACCACCAGTGCCCCCATTTCGAGATACTGCATTAGGAGATTTATTATATGCTTGTTTATCAACTAAACCGCCTCCGCCGCCGCCGCCACCTGAACCAGGGCTAGCTTTAGCAT